TGTCATCAGATACAACCTTCACTACGGCTTTCGTTTCTCCGTTTCTCTCAAATCCCAAAAGTGCACAAAGCTTGTCGAGATTTTCACCCTCCGCCGTATCTGCAAACGCTCCGTTGTACAAGTCGTCAAGCTCAATCGAAAACATTGCAAGCTGCATTGCCGCCGCCGAAAGGCACGTGTATACAAGCGACCCTTCTCTCTTGTCTATTCCGCTCGAAACATAGCTCATCATTCTCTTCATTATGTCGTCATACGTTTCATAATACGCATTACTCACTCAGTCCCACCTCCTTTTCAGCGTCAATATCTCCGTATACGCTGTTTACTTTAAAGCTTATCTTCATTCCGTTTTTCTTCTTTTCAAATTCAAAATCATCTACGCTCAATATTCTGTCGTCGCACATAAGCGAATCCTCTATCGCACTTTTCGCTCCCGCCATCGCTTTCAAATAGCTTTCGCCTATTACGCCGCTCCAATCCGTACCGTAAGAATGAGAATATATCGCATACTCGTAACGAGGCGTCATAAGAGCAAGCTCTATAGCCTGCTCCAATGCCTCCCTGCCGTCTATCATTCCGTCTATTCTCTTCTTTTCAAAATCCAATTTGTACGTCTTTGTTCCTGATTCTTCCTCATCCGAGGCACGTTCCGTCTCTGGAATCATTTCTTCGCCTCCTCTAAAGCTTCGCCACGGCAACGTATGCTCCGCCGCCGCACTTTCTCAAAAGCACAACGCCGTCACCCTTTTTCAAGCCTTCATTTACCGTAATTCTTCGTTTATATTCTCCGATTTCAAACTCACATATTTTCTCCTTCAACCCTTCCGTCACAACGGTAACGCCCGTCGGAAGCTTCATGCCTCCGCATTCTATCTCGTATGGGGCAACTCCCGTCACTGTCCCGAAAAATACGTCGCACGGAATTTTCGCCTCAAACGACGACTCCGCACACTGTTTTATCGCGTCTGCAATATTCATTTTTCTCAAACCTCGCTTCCGTCAAGGTAAACGTCCATTGTGTATATGTTGTTCTCAAACGTGTGCACTGCTTTTTTCACACGCATTCTTCCTTCAATAGACAAATCTTCCATCTTCATATTTACGTATATTCCGCTTCCTCCTCGAACGAAAGCATTTCCGGCAGCGCCCTTTAAAACGATTTCACGGTTCACCCTGTCGTATTTCTTTAAAAGGCTTTTCGCCTCGCTTTCCATTGCAAGAGGGTCGTCCGCCTTTTTCGACAAAATAAGCGTGCCCCACTTCTTCATCGTTTCCTTGTCGCTCACAACAGACATCGTGCGAAGCGATATCCTCGGCGTATCGTTATACACCTCCACCATATTGTAAACGTCGCTGTCAATTGAATCGGTGTACTTGTAATTCTCCGCCGTCGAAGAATCTATGTAAAGATTTACCGTCATATCGTTTTCGTTTTTCAGCATAAGATACCCCTTGTCGTCGTACAGCATATACCTGCCTCCGCCTGCGGAATACGTTTCCTTTGCGCCCCTTTGTATAACGTCTAAAAGCGACACGTTGTCTGCCGCAAACGATGAAAGCTTCACGGAGCTTTTTGAAATCTCTCCCGTTCTCAGCAAATACTCGTTTGCTATTTTCACAACAGCCTCGTCAAGCGTCAGCGCACCTCTCGTGTAGGTGCGCCTGTTCTTCAAATACCTCATTTGGTCGTATGCAACAACTGAAATAATCTCATCCTTGTCTCTCGACTTTGAAAAGACATAGCCGAAAAATATCGTCTCGGCGTCAAATTTAACGCTTACTGCGTCGCCCTGTGAAAACGAAAGCTCTCCGTCCTTCAAAACGTCAAATGTAAATTTTGATGCGCAAAATTCCTCTCTTTCGAGCTTTGCCGTTCCGACAGCAACAACCTCCGACACCTTCAATCCGCTCTGTAAATATATTTTCAGCCGTCTTTCGCTTTCGTCAAAATCAAAAATGCTTCTGTATTCGCCCTTGTTGTAAGATGTATTTTTCTTTACGACTGTAATTGCCAAAAAATCACTCCCTCAGTTTAATAACCTGTCCCGCAGTTATTTTGTAAGGACTTTTCATCGAATTTATCTTCGCCAGATAAACGTATTTTTCTCCGCTTCCCAAATATTTTTTCGCAATCAGCCACAGAGAATCTCCCGACTTCACCGTGTATTCATACGGCACCTCAAGGTTGTCCTCACGAGACGAGGAATAGCTCTCTCCGCTTTTCAGGGTGCTCGTCCCTCTCGAGCGGTATTCCGTCAAAACAATCTCCGCTCTCATGTCAAGTCCGTCGGAAGCGTTTTCCTCTATCGTAATCTTTTCGGGAACCGTCAGCACATTCGTCAAATACGTTTTCTCCATGTCGGGGAGCGTTCTGTAAATATCGAGCCATACAGGCTCGTTTTTTTGTGCAATGTCCTCCAACTTTTCTATGTAATACGAAGCGGGATAAAATTCATTTTCATACACCGCAAACGGATATTCGCTGTTAGGCAAAAGCAGCTCAAACGAAAATTTTCTCAGGCTCTTTCCGCCCGTCAAAACAATTTCGCTTCCGTCTATAAGGCTCACCGTCTTATTTTTCACCTCCGTCTGCGTCACAATCTTCTCGGGCGCAATCGGAAACAGCACATGATTCAAATACAGTAAATACATTCTCAATCCCTCCTGTTTTCAATATAAATATCAATCGCCGCAATTATAAACGCCTTTTCGTTTGCGTCCAAAAACGCAAACTCACTCGGTCTCATATTCAGATGGTGAAGGCACCAGTACGCATAAACTGCGTCACCGTCGCCTTCACTTATCAGTTTTTTGCCCTGTCCACCTTTTCTTTCATGCTCACGTCAAAGCCCTGCATTCTCTGAATAAACTTTATAAACTCCTGATATTCTCCGGGACTGTCTATCATCGCCACCAGAAGCTCCTCGGGGGTTTTCACCCCGTAGGAGTCCTGAAGCTCGGCATTGTAAAGAGACGGATTTACAACGCTCGCCGCGGCAAGTCGGCGCATATAGAGGGAGTAATCAATCTTTCCTCGCCCCTTTATTTCCTTCATGCACTCTTCTCGTATCAATTCATCCTCTTTTGTGGATATACGTCGTATTTCCCACTCGAGTGCGTTGCCGTTCTCATCTTTCAGCGACTGCGTTGCCCTGTAAAACTCGTTTTCTTTTTTTATTTTATTTTCCTTTAAAAACAGCTTTAAATCCATTGTTTAATCCTCCCTGCAATGCACGCTCTTACTGCATTCCGCTAAGCATACCGAATTTCTTCGGCATCTTAAAGTCCTCAAACGTTCCCGTTATATCCTCCGACAGGTAATCTCCCTCAGCGTCAAACTTTGCGAGAATACCGCCGTCAATATTGCAGCCCGTAAATACAATCGTCTGTTCTCCGGCTTCGCTTGCGGGGTCTGAATTTGTAACCTGTATGTCGAAATACACATCCTCGCCGCTCTCCTTATACTCCATAAGCATTTCTCTGAATATCGACTGGTTGTAGTGCGCCTTGCCCTTGAAAACGCCAGTCCATCCGTTCGCCTTGTTTCCTCGGCCTGTCTGACCGAGGATGGGAATGGAATTTTTATTCTTTGTTATGCTCGCCTCAAAGTTTATCATTTGCATGAAATTATATCTGTTTGTTCCGACCGTCACATAGCACTCTGCCAATGCGGCCGACACTGCGTCTCTTCCGTTCATCGTAACATATGCCATTTTTCACACTTCTCCTTATTCAACCGTAGTTGTAATGTATAACTGCTCCATTGAGTTTATGGGGCAAATTTTTCCCGATATCACTACCGCCGTCTTTTTGTCGCCTCTCTGAACGGTAATGTCATCGTCGCTGAAATTCTCTATTGCACGCATCTTTTCAAGATTTCTTCTGTGCTGAACAATATCGCTCCAAAGAGAAATTCGTCCCGCCTCGTCGTTCGGCACAACTCCGAGATACTTGTTCTTGAAAAGAGCAGCGTCGTCGCTTGCAATCTGGTCTATAATTCTCACCGTCTGATTTTCGCAAAATATATCGCTTTTTTCAGCCGTCACCGTCACAAGCGAATTTATATCTGCCAAAACTCTGTAATCGTCATCAACCTTGTGGAATACAAACTTACCCTCTTTTATACATTCCTCAAGCTCCGTCTGCGTGTATGACGTGCTTATCGTGAAATTGCCGTTGTACTTCATGTTCATGAGGCTTTTGTTTATCGCACACCCTGCTGCGGCGCCCGTTACGAACCACACAAGCGAGGCTTCTCCCTCTGAGGAGCTTGCACTAGTGCATACGTTTATCACGCCCTCGTCGTCAGCCTCATAATCATAGAGCACGCTTTGGAACTTTACTCCCTGATCTTCTCTCATTCTCTTTGTAAAAGATGCCACAAGGCTCTTCACCGACTCATCTGTTGCGTCCGTGCCGAGCACGTTAAATTCCACCCCTTCGGCGGCGTTTAAAAAGTTCTGATAATCCTCGCCCGTCGCCTTTTTGTCACTTCCGCCGCTCATTGCACTGCCTGCAGTGGCTGAAAGCGTCGCACTTTTGTTCCACGTCACAAAATCGTTGTCAACAAGATTCTCTGCGCTTTCGACGCTTTGACAATCCTTCTTCACCGAATTGTAATACGTTGTCACGTCATAGAGCTTGTCATTGTCTATGTTTTTCGCTATTTTTATCTTTATCTTGTTTCCGCACACACCACTGTACTTCGCCTCTCCGAACGTATTTTTCGCCTTAACGCCCGAATTAACTCTGTATATGTACGCCTTTGAAGCATTCAAAAACAAATCTCTCGCCCACTTCATCTCGTCCGAGCCGTAAGCATATCCGAAATATTTTGTGCTTTCCGTCATAAAGTCCTCCGCTTCCACGGCAAACATTTCTCCCTCGGCGCCCCATGAGAGAGATACGGCAACAGTTGCCACACCTCTGTCCGAAACTGCGCCCGATACGCTTGACGCAGATACGAAATTAACATACGTTCCCGGCAACACCTTGTTGTAATTTGTAAACGAACCTCCGCCCAATGCCATAAACTACACTCTCCTTTTCATAAAATCATTTATTATTTTTTCCGCTTCCTCCACGCTGTAGCTCTTTTCATCCTCCAAAAGAGCACGCACTGCGTCCTTGTATTCGGCAAATTTCGCCGATGAGGCAAGTTCCTCCTTTGTATAGAGCGCCTCTTCAACGTTTTCTGTAATATTTTCTTCCACGTTTTATCCTCCTATCTTTCGCTCATAGTTTCCATCATAAAAATTTTGTCCTCACTGATTTCGTCAGTCATAAAGACGTCATAAACGCCTCGCATAACGAGCCTTCCGCTTTCGTTTCGTCCCGTCAGAGAACGCCCTCTGACAATTCTCTCCTCCGTTTTCAAAACGCTCATGGCTTCAAAAATTGTCGGCATTATACTCTCCGACTCGCTTCGTTTTCTGTCGCTGTCGCTCTCAAGCGTCACCGACAAGCTTATCCTCAGAATAAATCTCTTGCCCAAAAGCTGTACCTTCTCGGCTTCTTCACATTCAACGAAAAAGCTCGGCTTTTCGGCTCCCATGGCAACGCTCTCCGTATAAACCTCGTACCCGTCAAACATTTCTCTCAGCCTTTCGGCAAGACTTTTCACCAATTCCTCTACCATGATTTCCTCCTTTAAGCCCAGTCGTGCGCAAGCTCCATCAAAATCTCCGAGTGCGATAAATACCTTTTCATCTGACCGCAGCCTTTGTACACCTCAAGCCTTCCGTCTCTCATAACCTCAACCTCGCTTCCGGCTCTCAGCTCGTACTCAGGCGGAATAAAAAGCTTAACCTTCTTTGCCGCCGCAGAAACGTTTGCGTCTGACGATGTCGCCTTTTCTCCGAAGAGGTATTCCTGCGCCGACACGGCGCAGGGAACGCTTTCATACACCTTTACCCTCTCAAACTCCGTCAGCGAATTTTTTGTCACGACTCTCTTTTCGTATATATCGCATTTGTCTTTCATCAGGCACATTGCCGCCTTCTTTATCCTGTTCACCACTTCAATCTCCGAAACGCCATCATTTCTTCCCTTCCCGAGCTTAATAGCCTGTCTATCAGAGAGCTTTCATCCTCAAATTCCACGCTCACGTCGCCCTCCGTCACCTTTTTCACGCCTCTTGAATCATCGGTGCGATCTGCGGCAAGGAGATATTCTCCCGCCGCAATATCAAGTGCCGCAAAAAACAATCCTTCCGGCACGTCCTCCGTGTTGCACGTATTCATCACCGTCTGTTCGGCACGCTTTAAGGCTCCTTCCAAAGCTTCGTCCTCGTTTTCATCATTCTCATAGCCCAAGTCGCTCAGCCGATTCCTCAATTCTTCAATTCCGAACATTCAAATCGCCTCACGCCAATGCAAGATTTGTTATCGAGCCGTGCAAAAATGCGGGGCCGTGCGCAAGACCTATCTGCGCATAAATCTGAATCATGTCCGAAGCACCCGTCTTTGCAAGCTCTTCTTCAAAAATAACGCCCTTTTCAGGCACCGCCTGGAACACAGGCGCAATATGCGCAACGTCCGCTATCAAAACTGCGTCCTTAGGCATAAATCTATCCCACACAACGCCCATTCTGAAAAAGTCCGTCTCAATCTGACTTATGCTCACGCCGCCTATCGTCTCTCTCGAATTCATCGTCGCATTAAACTGGTTTGCGTAAATATCCGTCACAAGCTGCTTCTGAACAGCCGGAAGGAACATTACCATATTGTCGAAATATGCGCCGTTCTCAGCCATCTGTCTGTACAGCGAATCGAGCATACTCTTTGAAAGAGATGCGCCGCCTGCGTCAATTGTAGTACCGTTCTTTGTCAGCTCCATCAAGCCTCTTGTCTTGTTCGGCTTTGATGCGCTTGTAGCTTTACTGAAAACGCCGTTTATGAAGCTGTGCTCAACGTCTCGTGCAATTTTCACAAGCTTGTGCTGAATCTGAAATGCCTTTTCGTCCTCAACGCTGTTTGCCAATGTAGAGTTCAAACCCGACATTGAACCGCTGTTCGACATCTTCATATATGTAAGGTTTATAACCTCCTGGTGTATCTGCACCACGTTTGTCTCCTGTTCACGCACAATCATGCTCGCCGCAGGCGCTGTCACCGACTCCGCCTCCGAAATTGAAGGCTGACTTGCCTCAGGGTAATCAAAAAGCACTGCCGTGGGGAACTCAGAGCTTAAACTCTGTCGTCCTCCCGTCAATCCTCCAGTCATGGAGAGAAGAGGCGTCTGCGATGCGTCCGCCGTAAAAAGTTCTCCCGCATAGTTCGGTAAATTCCAACTTGTTCCCACTCCTGTTACTGTTGCCATAATTAAATTCTTCCTTTCTCGTAATTATAATTTTTTATATAAGCATAATTCCTTCACTTGCCGCTTTCTGCTTTATTTTTATTGCGGCTATCCTGTCTCCCGCATTTCTCGCCCTCGTGAGGCTCGCTTCATACTCGCCCCTTTGGCTGTCGGGAAGCTTCTCTCCTGCCGCCGCAGGCGAAAAGCTTTTCTTCGTTTCAAAAAGAAAGCTTGTCTCCGAGCTTTTCTTCATTTTTTCAAGCTCTTCACGCACCCTTTCGGCATAGTCGTCGCCCTCTGTTTCTCCCAAAAGGCTTTTGACAGCCTTAACGTTTCTGGCGCCGCTTTCTCTTACAAGCAAATCAATTTCGTTTTCTCTTTCGATTCCTCGTATTCTTTCTTCGTATTCGTCTCTGATTCTTTTCTCGCTTCCGAGTACCGCCTCTGCGGCAGCTTCGTCAAGTCCCAAAGCCTCCAATTCCTCTCTCTCCAAATTTTCACCTCCTTTCAATTATTTTCTCTTTTTCGCCATTTCCTCGCCCACATCGTCAACCCACGGATGTTGTAAAACAATTGTTTCCTCGCTTAAAATGCCTTCGCTCTTCACGCAGTTTTCAATTGCCTCCGTCTCGTTCACAAGGCAGTCACGATTGAATACAATGTTCAGCTTTTCGTCCTTGAAATAGCCTCTTCCGCTCGTCAGCAAATACTCGTCAGCATATTTTCTCAGTCTTGAAAAGCCCTCTCTCATCTCCGTTTCCGCCTCGCTCATGTCGAGGTCAAGGTCAGAATACATGGAGCGTATCGCCATCTGATTGGGGCTGTTTCCGAGCTTGTCGCTCTTTGAATCGTAGCCCATCGCATTTTCCGTTATGGAGTTTTTCAAAAGAGTTATCATTTTTTCATATTTTTCGGCGTCAAAAGGAGATGAAAGCGTCTTAATGTCCCCGGGTGCGCCGTCAATTGTTCTAACCTTCACCGCTCCGTATGTAGCGAGATTTTGCCTGAACTCTCCCAAGTCCGTCCCGTCGTAATTCTGCAAGACGAGAATTGTATTTCTTGCGTCCTCCTGCAAGCCGTTTTCGTAATCCGAAACGGTCTCGTTCAAAGCGTCCTGCAAGCTCTTCACCCTGCTTATCAAAGGGATTTCTTTCTCGTTGTACTTAAATGCTATCAACGGAATACCTCCCATACCCCATGGGTACGGTTCAAACTCTCCCGTCTTTATAAGATGCCCGTTTACGGCTTCACAGCGTTGCACGCCTTCCATCGTGTATATCTCCGCCATTTCGTATACGTGCGCCTCTTTCCCCATATACCCCTCGATTTCGTAAATTCTCACTGCGGCGTCAAGCTCTTCACGCTCCCCGTCCTTCCAAAACGGAAGCACCTCATAGCCGGGGATTCGCCTCCACATAAGGCTGTTGTCCTCTCCTATGTACGGATAGAGCCACGCAATTCCGCAATTCACGCAGTCACGCATAATGCACTTCATCATTCGTCTGAAGCCGTCCCCGAAAATGTTCTCCAGCTCTTTTCTGTAGTCGTCGCAGTCGGTGTCAAACACAAACCTTTTTCCCAAAAGATAATTCACCTTTTGGTTCACCAGCCTCTGATATTGGTTGTCAACGATTCTGTTGTTCGGCAAATTCCCCACTTTTTTCAGCTTTCCGTCAGAGCCTATCGCCGTTCTCTCACGCTTCAAAATGTCGTGGTCGCCTCTGAAATAACGTTCCCCGTCAATCATCCTTTTTCGCTTCTCACTGCCCTTCCACGCCGCAATCTCCGCTTCAAAAAACTCCGTCTCGCTCATTGTGTAACTCTCTTTCTTTATCATTTCGGCTATATTCCCCAAAATCCCCATCGTAATCCTCCCCTTTTGTATCAGTACAATCCGTCTGCACTCTTTTGCATAATTTCAAAAATTCTCATCGTCAGCATATCGGCAATGTCGTCTATGTCCGTATCGGAAGATATGTTGTTGTTATTCACCATCTCAATTTTCACATCTCCTCCAACGCCGCCTTTAATGCGTGCCTCGCTCTCAAGAATTTTCTTTGCAAGGCTTCTTCCTCCGACGCTTCTTTCATCCGAGAAAATCTCATCGTAATTTTTTTCGACTGCGAGAGATTCGCTCTCGTCGTTTCCGATAATTTTTTCAAGCAGTTCCGAATATAATGCATATTCGCCGTATCTTTCCGCCTCGAAGCATTCATCTTCCGCATTTAAATATCTTTTTAAATCGTCGATTGTATACGCCTCCGAAAATCCGAAATTTTCTTCTCCTTCAAGCGCTCTTAAATTCAAATTTTCCGCACTTTTTTCAAAGTCCTCAAATTTTAAGCCTTTCGCTTTTCTCTCTTCGGTGAAGAAGCTGTCCAAGGCGTATTCCAAAAGCTCTTCTCCGAAATCCGCTTCGCTTTCAAAAACGCCGCTCTCCTCGTCAAAGCTTTGCTTCAAATCGCCGTAGACGCTCGGCGCAAAAAGCATTGCGGCAAAATCCGCTTCCGATTTTTCCGAAAAGCTTTCCTCTTTTCCGCTTCCGATTTTTCTTACGTCTGCTCCGTCTTTCTCTTTTTCGCCTTCGCTCTTCATTGCTTCAAAAAATCCGCCGTCAAAGACGTCCTCGCAAAACTCCATAGCCGCCGCAAAAAAGAAATTGTCAAAAACCTTGCCGAAAATTTCTTCCCATTCTCCGACCTTACCCATTTTTCTCACACTCCTAAAACGTAAAGCTTCCCGTATCTCCCACGTCCTCCATGGCGTATCGCATTGCATCCATCAGATGATTGAACCTGTCCGTCGGATAATTTGTGATTTTCCCGTCCCTGTCCTTCTCCCAACAGTAATTTTCTATCTCTGTCAGAAAATTCACACATCTCGGATGAATTACTATTTCATATTCACGCACCCTGTCAATTCCGTGTCTCACACTGTCAGCTCCCTTTTTTGCAGCTCGTATTCTCGTCAGCCCAAGCTCTCTGAGGCGATCTATGCTCTTCGGCTCGCTGCAATCCGCCCTTATCCTTTCCTTTGTGTAGCCCATTTCGGAAATTTTCTTGTAAATCGCCTCGTTTGAAAGACCCTTCTCGTACATTTCGTCAAAGACGTAAAGCTTTTTATTCTTCTCGTCAACGATTCCGCAGAAGAGCGCCGTCGGGTCGTTCACATATCCGAAGTCAAGCCCGAAAACGCTCTTAAAGCCCTCGCCCTTTAACGTGTTTTCGTCAAAGCGCTCTTCCCTCTTGTTTTCAAATACGCACCCTTCGCAAACGCCCCACTCGCCAAGCCCCGCAACGGCATATCTTGCAGGGTTTCGCTCCTTCATCGTCTCAAAAACCTTAATGTCCGCCTCGTCCAAAAACTCGTTAATCTTGTAGTTTGTCGTAATTGCGAGAACATCGTCGCTCTTCTCGTCAAAAAACCTCTTCTTTATCCAGTGGTTTTCATTCCACGGGTTCAAGGTCAGCGTTATCTGCTTAAAAAGCCCGGGCGTACTCCCTCGTATCGACTCGTCCAAAACGTTAAAGTCGTCCTCGTTTGAAATCTCGTAAGC